ATAGTTGCACAATCATTAGCTAGAAGTAAAATGGCAGAACTAGAAAGGTTAAACATTCCTGTTACACCAGAAACTCTAGCTTCTTCATGGGCTGTCGGTTCTGGAGGAACTCAAGCAATAGTTAAAGCGGTAAAAGAAGGAAGAGGAAAAGAATCCATAGGCAAAATAATGTCTGAAGCTGGATATCCTACAAATTTAGCAAATAATCCATGGATGAGTCAATCAGCCAATGAATTTTTAAACAGACAACAACAAAAAATAGAAACAACAAGAAAAAAAATAGAAAATAAAGAAACTGTAAAAACACCTAAAGATAAAACTTCGAGTTTAGTCATACCAGATTTTAATCAAAATGTGGCCGGCATTCGAGATGCATCAAAAATTGATATTGCTTCTTTTGATTTATCAATACGAGAAGTTGAAAGTGAAACACCCTATGTTATTATTAATAATAACATGAATCAGCAAACTGTCGTAATAAACAAAAAACAGGGAAGATCAGTTGACCCGTTGAAAAAAATGAAAACTGAGGTAGTATGAAAAAAACCCACCTTTCGGTGGGTTTTCTTTTAGTCTTGTTCAGCGAGTGATTTGAAATAATCCAAATCGTCATCATCAATACCAGAAGTATTAAATGATGATGCTTCTTCCAAGTCAGGAGAAGTTTTCGCAACAAAATCTTCAGCTTTAGTTTTCGGTGCAACAGATTCAAAACCTAGAGCCTTATCGAGGCGAGATTTGAGTTGGTCATAAGACTTGAAGTGTTTCTTCTCAGTAAATTCTTTTAGTGAGAACTCACTCTTCCAAAGATTTTCAAGTTTCTCATCATCACCATCAAGAAGTGCTGACTTATCAGCAAATTCTGATTTATCATAATTACGATAGCCTTCTACGTTACGCATCTTCAATTTGAAGTTAGCACCTTCCCAAAGGTCAAAAGGATTTACAGGAGTTTCATCAGCGAATTCTGGATTCATTGCTTCTGTAATCTTATCAAAAATCTTTTTACCAAACTTAAATAGTTTGATTTGACCTTCATTTTCTGGATTGCTAGGATCAGAAACGATATAAACGTTTGCGATATAAGATAGTTTACGTTTTTGCTTACGTGCAATATCTTTGTTAGCTTCTACACCAGAATTCCATAGTGTTGAATTGTGTTCGCACACTGGACACTTTTCGTTTACTGTAGTTAAACAGTTATCAATTAACCAACCGCCTGGTCCCTGAAATCCGTGGTGAAAAATACGAACCCAAGGCAATCCTTCATCACCATCAACAGCTGGTGCGGGAAGAAAACGAATAACTGCCATACCATTACCTGCTTTATCGACAGATGGTTGCCAGAATCGATTATCGTCTTTTGAGTTTGATTCGGTTGTTTGAGTAGTTGATTCAATCGCTTTGGTTAGTTTTTCCAAAGAACTGCGATTGCGTTTGAGATTTGCAAAACTAGACATAGTACTTCCTTTCGTATAAACGTAGTATTAACGGTGTATAAAACGGGTTATCCACATAAATCATAGTATATCATTTATTTAGTATTCTTTGCAAGCAATTTTTGCAATTGTGCCTTAGTTTTACTAATATCTTTGTGAAGTATACCATGACCTCCAGCTGCATTGAAATCATGAATAACATCTTCAGTATCATCAATCAAAATAGTATCTGCTCGAGCGTATTCTTTCTTATGTTTACGACCAGGCACGATATTTGCTTTGTAATGAATACCATGTTTTTTCAACCAGTTTATTTTTTGTACAGTCACTTCACCATGAAACTTCTCACCACCTGAAGAAGAAAGTATTTCAACTTCAACAGGATATTTTCTTATAAATTCTAGCAATTCTTTTCCACCAGAGTGCCAATCCAATGTGGCAAAATTTTCACCTTTAACGAAGGCCTTCCAGTTAGGGTTAAAATTTTTCCTATCTCTAGTTTCACCTGGTGTTTCATCAAAAAGGTCAAAATACCTTTTTTCGAAATCAGTTAAAACACCATCCATATCCAAATATATTTTTTTAATCATATTAACTTCTTTTAAGTAGGAAATTACATAGGTGAACCAACTCAGATTCCTTCAAAAAGAAATCATAAGATGATTCTTCTGTCATCTCACCTTCTTTGTTATATTGTTCTCCAGAAAAGCATACATGAAAGTAACCATCTGGTTTATCACAAGAATTTATAGAAGCCTTTAATTTCCAATCATCTCTATCTGTAATAGTAATATTACTCATAATTCATTCCACCCATAAAATATTTCTCCACTCTATTTACAGCTTCTTCCAAAGATGGTGCGACGAGTTTAACATAGGCAACTCCAGAAGATATACTCATATCAAACGGAACAACTCCATAGAAATCAAAATCTTCAGGTATAACATATTGTACCTCATATTCCTGTAGACTTTTAATCGACTCTATCAGTTTAACAAATTCTTCCTTTTTCATTTTACTTCTTCCAAATCTTGATCTATAACATTATTATACATTATTTCTTTTACGGTGTCAACTCTTTCTTTAGGGTTTTTAGCTCCTAAAATAACGATGACATGCTTGTTTACCACAGTTTCATCCTTAGGACCAGGTTTGCCTACAAAGTATTCCATAATTCCGTAAGTTTCCTGCTCTCTTACTTTCTTTTTCTTTTGTTCTACCATAATAGCAACACAAAACCCTGCCGGTGTTGTATATCCAGTTTTACTTACAATCACATTATCAAACTCAAACAATATGGCACGATTGGTGTTTGTCAACATAATCGTTCTAACCTTCTTCTTATATTTTGTTTCAATATAAGTTTGTTTCTTAATACTAGTGTTTAGTATTAAAGGATAAGTGGATGCAGCTTTAACCATATCAGCAACTTCTGTTGCGGTAGAAACGTTGTTATTGTTTAACCCTGTTGGATCCCTGAAAACTGTTGTTGACATACCCAATCTCAAAGCCTTATTATTCATTTCTTCAATAAAGGCTTTTCTACCTCCAGGATAATCATTAGCTAAAGTTTCCGCTGCTGCATTGTCACTACGAATTAACATAGCTTCGAATAGTTCACCTCTCTTATAAGTTTTTCGAGGTAAACTAGAACTAACTTTTACAACTAAAGATAGTTCTCTCTTCATATTCGTACTATAGTCTAGTGCAACCATAGCAGTCATCAATTTCGTTATGCTTGCTATCGGTCTGGTTTGATTTATGTTCTTGTTATAAAGAACTCTATCTTCAGACACATCATAATGTATAATAGCTGGTTCACGAGGATCAACTGGTCTGCGTTTTTTCTCTTTGGCGTTTACTGAGAAACAAAAGAATAAAATTACTAATGGTATTAATCTATGCATTTATGATCTTCCTTAAAATTACTTTAAATTTGGTCTTGTCTTTCGGTAAAAAATCTCTATACTTTACGATTTTCAACCTATGATTTGGCCATACTATATCGTCTTTTATTTTCTGTTTCCACATAGGAACGAAATTTAAAATAGAGTCTAACAAACAGAGAGTTTCTATTTCAATTTCTTTTCTCATAAAAGACTTCAGTAATTTAGGATGATCTCCACTAGTTACTAAAATCAATTCATTTGGATTTGTAATGCCTTCAAAAATCTTTTTACAATCATTTTCGAAAAAATAAGATAATGACTGTAAAACTTTTTTTCGACTCAAATATCTAACGTCTGAATCTTCTGCCAGTAAATCTCCTATCCAAAATTTATCATTCTGTAAAAGATTAGATACAATGAAAAAAATCAACTCTTCCTTATCATTAAATTTCTTTGATAATTTTGTGAAATGCCATTTATCTTTACGATTTTCAAAAGAACTCAAACTAATATTGGTTTTACCATTGTACTTAAAGTAATCATACGATTCTTGTGTAAAATGTAGTTTGAGTGCATTATATATTCCAAAGGCCTCATAACCAGTAATCATATAGGTAATTGATTGGTTTTCACTTTGAGTAAATTGTTATTCATCGCTTCATTTTCAATCTTCGCTTTCAGATTTTGATTGATGAGAGAAGCCGCAACTTCTATTTCTAGACCAGTTTGTTTACAATGTTCAACAATAGCTTCAATGTAATTGTAATCTGTGTTTGCAACCATAGATTCTATGGATTTGGCAAACTTTAACATTTCATCTTTAGTTGGCATTATGTTTGCAATTAGGATCTAAACAACCATGACGATAAATTATGTTCATAGGAATTTTACATTTTGGACAATCATCGGCGGATGAAGTAACTTGGTATGATTTTGGCCATGAAGATAAAGAATCAACCGTAAACTTCATAACTGCATCCGAGTTATCTTCTTCAGGAAAGTATTCTTCAAAATTTAACTCAACATCTTCATCTGCAAATCTAGATTCTACCAAATCTGAATCGAAACTACATCCCTTCAAAAAGTACTTAAAGTTTTGCATGATATCATCGACTTGAATTGCTTGAAACTCGACAGAATTTTTCCATTCAGTACCAATATCTTCACATGTAAATGTATATTTCATTTTACCACCGTTTCGTAAAGAGTTTCAAATTGTTCATGTGTAGCGACTTCTTCATCATAATTTTGTTTATGATAAACTTTAACCATTTTCGATACGATCTTTTTAGGTAACTGCAAATTTTTTGAAGTAGTTGCAATCACTTCACGAATCAAATCTTTTTCTGCTTCCATTCTTGTCATCGAATCCGAACATTCTTTTAGAGCACCAAGAAAAGTCTCTCTATCTTTCGGATTCGACAAAACATTTACTGATAATTGTTGTACTGCCATAATATATCTCCTAATTATCGACCAGTTGTTCTAGTACCTGCTGCAGCATGAGTTACACAAATAATGTCATCGCCATGAGCATATGAGCATCGAACTGAAAGTGGATCAATACCTTTACTGATAGCATTTTCAATATTAGATGCCATCAATCGCCTTTCATTCAGACCATAAACACAAAGTGCAGAAATAGTTCCAAGAACAATAACTGTCACCGAAAAAATAACAGCAAAACTTCTAGTGTTGTTATTACTCATAATTTCTTTCTTTTCCATCGATCTTCCTTTCAATTTTAAGCATGTTTAACTTTGTTGTAAAAAATGTGCCTTCCAATGTAAGCAGTCCTTTTCATGTTTGGCCAACCGGGTGAAACATAATCGGCATGATAATACAAGGCACCCTTGGTAGGATCTTTCATATTTTTATGGTTCAAATAAAAATTCAAAGATAGATTAACAATGTTATTATACAACGCATTGTTGTGTGTTGTCAAGCCTTTATTTTTCAATATCGCCAGAGGTTTGTCCTCACAATACCAAGAAAATTGGCAAACTACATATCTTTCAAAATATGTTTTTTGTTTTACAACATCACAATACGTGTTTGGAAATTGTCCACTCTTCATTCTATTATAAGTGACAAACGCAACAGCAATTTGTCCCTCAACTGGTTCTTTAGCTGATTCGAAATAGATGTTTTGTGCCAAACATTCTACTTCTTGTCTGGCTGTTTTATTTAAATCTGTAAGTTTAACATTTAACTTTGTCGGTATTTCTACACTTGAAAATGCAGCTGCAAATGTGTATAAAAATAAAGCAAATACAAAACTAGTTAATAAAATTAAAAAACGCATATTTTCTCCTATAAGTTAGAGATGTGCCGAAGCACATCTTTTCCCGTCAGGCAGACTTTTTGCTCTGTGTCTTTTCTGCTGTGATATTAGAAACGAACCCGTTCAAAGACATTGCCTTTGTGATGATATCGTTTTCTGTGGGATATGTTGGATATGGTGGATGATCTGGTATTGGTTGTCCGTTTAATTTAGACGTTTCAACCTTTACATGCCACTCTTGTTGAAGGCGATCTTTGTTAGAATGATATTCTTCTAACAAAAGTTCTTTCGCCATTTTTAAAAGTTCAAGACGAATCTCGAATGGTGTAAGATTACTCATTTACTTCTCCTATTGTGTGTTGTGTGTATATCGGCGAACCGATACTTTTATTTAGTGTTTTTAAAACTTAAAGTGGTGGTTTTTTGGCACTAAGACCGGGTGATGCCACCAAACCCACTGCTTTATTTAGCGATTTGCAATGTACATCGTGATTTCGAAACCGAAACGCATATCTTG